AGCAGCTACTCCAGCTGGCACTTCTAACGGTGGCGGATCCATCAACGGCGGTGGTGGTGGCGGATCAGGTGGTGGTCACACGGCTACGCCTGCTGTCACAGCTCCTGGTGCTGGAGGTCGAACCAACGTCTACACATCTGGCGGTGGTGCTGCTGCTGGCACGTCTGGTCCTGCCCCTACTGCCGGTACAGATGGTGCTGCTTGCTCATCCATCGGTGGTGGTGGCGGAGGAGGCGGTGGCGGATCTACCGTCCAAGCTGCTACCGCTGGTCGGGCTGGCGGTGCTGGTGGTCAAGGTGGAGGCGGCGGTGGTGGCGGGGGTGTCGGTATGAACCCCGGTCTCGGCGGTGCTGGTGGCCTTGGTGGCACTGGTTGGTGTATCGTTTACTCCTGGTAAGGGGAGGAACGATGAGTGCCGATTTTACCAGTATGGTTTGATGATCCGTTAGAAGACTATAGTCCGATAGGGCAGTGGTTCGACGAGCAGTTCAATGCCGCTGCTGGTCCAACTGTTTATCCGCTAGATGTTACGGTTGGAACGTTTACTCTTGCTGGAACAAGCACTGTCCTTCGGGCCTCCCTAACTCTTGTTAGTACTGTTGGTACGTTCTCTATTGCGGGAACAACCACAATACTATCGAAGCAGTTTACCTTGGGCACAACCCTTGGGACATTCGCCCTTAGTGGTACCAGCAGCCTTCTTCAAAAGGCGTCAAGGTTGGATGGAACAACAGGAACATACTCTGTTGTTGGTAATAATCTAATCCTGAGCCCTTTTGCTGTCCTCAACGTAAATGTTGGGTCATTTGCCTGGACAGGAACTTCAGCCATTCTTGGAAGGCAGTCTGCCCTAAATGTTACAACTGGATCCTTTACGGTTGGCTCGTCCACCCTTTCCAGTAACCTCTTCTTCATCCTTAATGGCCTCAATACTTCCTACAATCTTGGTAGCAGCAGTACATCGCTACTATTGACACGGCGTATTGACGGTTCAGTGCTGAATTTGTCTCTATTCCAGATACCTGCCGAGGTTATTCGCAGGTTCCCGCTGAATCTCCAGCCTTCAGCCTTCAACCTTCAGGGCACAGGTCTAGATTATTTCGCTACCAGGACACTCAACGCTGGTAGCTTGGAATTGTTGGTATATGTTCAACCAAGGGACATTGTTTACCGCCCAAATCGACAACCATTTGTGCCCACACCGGTCCCTAGAGGTCGAAATGAGTGGATTTTGGGCAAATTTACATCAGGAGGAAAGGGCTCCTTTAGAGTATGACACGCGCAACCGAAGATCAGTTCAATGAACTGCATGGATTGGTCACTAACGAGCTGATCAGCCGCATCAAAGGGGGTCTTGCAACGACGCAGGACCTCAAGGCAGCCGCCGATTGGCTGTCCAAGAACAACATTACTGGATTGGCTACGATGGGTTCTCCCCTGTCGGCACTTTTTGATTCCCTAGAATTGGAAATGGAGGACCTCGAACGTGCAATCCGGTAATAATGGGGATGGTCTCCAAGAAACAGTTCGAAATCTGATTGCCACAGCGGCCCTTGGGTTGTTTGGATGGCATCTCGTGACCCTCCACAATATCGCTAAGTCGGTGGATGTGTTGGTCAATCGAGCCGACGCAGCCAACCAACGCTTGGAACGCCTGGAAAACTACGTCTTTGTAGAAGATGGCCCCAGCAAAAAGTAAGTCCGCCAAGTATTACGCAGCCAATCCTGAGGCAGCAGCTAAGAAGGCGGCCTATCAACGAAAACTGAATAAGAAACCTTCCGTCAAAAATGCCTCGGAGGAGCGGTGGACGGAACGACGGAAGCGAGGAATTGCTGGGAAGGGTGGCAAAGACCTCTCCCACACAAGAGACGGGCGTATGGTTCTCGAAAGCCCAAAACGGAACCGCGCCCGGAATGGACACAACGGCAAATCCACTAAGAAGTAACCCACACAGGATCGATGATTCTGGAAGCCCCTTCTGACTACCTCTTCCACCTAAAAGCCATGACTAGCGCAGAGGCAAAACGTCAATGGAGATCAGCCATTAAGGATCATTGGGACAACCAATGTGTCTACTGTGGCTCTTCTGACAATTTGACGCTAGATCATGTCCATCCAAAGACCCACGGCGGGCACGACACCCTAAAGAATGTTGTGCCTGCTTGCCGCAGTTGTAACCAGTCTAAAGGTTCGAACCACTGGTTAGCGTGGTGGGTCGGTCAAGACTTCTTTGACCACAAAAACTTCTCCAGGGTTCTGTCCTGGACTACCGGTTAGTACTAACTTAATTCTTTTTAGGTAAATCAAATGGCTACTCTTCCCGCAGGCGGTTCCAGCTACGGCAACATCTCGACGGCTCCTGGTCGTCAGAGCGAGGACGAACTCAAGAACCGGACGCACACCACTGTTAACGTGTCGGGTGGTGTGACCACGACGACCACCGTTCCCGCTACCTTCGCTACCACCGCCACGACCGTTGCTGTTAACGGTACCGTTGCTGCCTGTAAGACCGCAATCCGTACTGTTCGTCGGGCTGATCGTATCCCCTCCTCGAACAACGCAAACAAGACCGGTCGCGTGACCCGCGTTGATGTGGTTCAGGGCCGCATCCTGACCCTCAACACCCTTGTTGGTGGTACGCTTTACACCAACGGCACCTATAACGGTGTGGCCCTGACGGGTGGTACGGGTACTGGCGCAACCGCAAACATCGTTGTGTCGGGTGGTGCCGTGACGACTGTAACCCTCGTCAGCGGTGGCTCTGGCTACGACGTGACCGAAATCCTGAGCGCAGCAGCTGCTACTATTGGTGGCACCGGCTCTGGCTTCTCCATCCGCGTGGCAACCACCACCGGTCCCATCAACGCCTGAGGTACTTCTTAAGATGGCAAAAGTTACCTCTTCTCGAAATCGCTCCACCCGTTCGGCTAGCAAGCCCCCAACCACGGGTCAGAATCCTGGCCGAGCCAATCGCCAGTCCATCAGTCAGGCAAAGGTTACCACCTCTCAGCAGCGCAGTAACCGCATGAAGACCAGCACTGCAAAGGTTACCTCTGCCTCTAATGGTAAGCCTAGCGGTGCTGGCTCTGCAAAGGTGACGACTGGACAAGGCAAGGCACCTGGCACCCTGTCTTCCAGCGCCCAGGCCAAGGCCGAAGCACGAGGCAAGCAGGCCGTAAAGGATGCTCAGGTTAAGCGCAATGCCCGTTCCGCCATGAAGAACATGGAGGGCACGCTGAAGGCTGCTCGTAATGCCCGTAATGTCGCTGGTGCTGTTGCTGGTGCTAGCCGGGGTGGTGCTGCTGCTGCGGGTCTTCAGGCCTACAATACTGGTGACTCCACCCTCAAGACTGCCCTCAAGCGGGGCGACTATAAGCCCAAGCAGGGTCCCACTCAAAAGACCACCACAGGCTCTTTTAACAAGAAGTCCTTTGGTGAGGCATTCAAGGCTGCTCGTAGTTCCGGCGCCAAAGAATTCAGCTGGCGTGGTAAGCGCTACAATACCAAGAAGAAGGGCGAGTGATCATGCCCCTTTCTCGTGGATCTTCAAAGAAGACGGTCTCCAAAAACATCTCCAAGATGGTGAAGGAGGGTCGTCCCCAAAAGCAGGCCATTGCGATTGCCCTTTCCAAAGCTGGGAAGAGCCAGAAGCGTAAATAGCCACCATCGGGGTCTAGGAGCTTCTCCTTGGCCCCTTTACTATTGTTTAGGCAGTTGACACCGTGGAACTACGCAGATGCCCTCAGTGCGGCTTAGAGAAGCCTCTGAGTGAATGGTCAAAAAATAAAGCAGCTACAAAAGGACGATGGCCAGGATACAGTTCGTGCTGTACTACTTGCCTATACGCAAGAAATGCGCGTCGATCTTTGGAGCAAAAAATGTTATCAAGATCAAAAAGCCGGGCCCTAGCAAAAGGGTTGGAGCATACCATTACTCTTGAAGACATTAAAATTCCTGACACCTGCCCGTTGCTGGGCATACCCATTAAAGATAATACGGGAAACGGTCGTGGTAATTGCCGAGATTCTCCGTCTCTTGATCGATTAGATTCTTCCAAAGGATACACACCAGACAATGTATGGGTAATTTCAAATAGAGCTAATGAAATTAAATCAAATGCAACCCTTGAAGAACTTGAAGCAATCGCCACAAGATTTAGAGCAAAGATTGAAGGACGACTTTGGCCTGTTTCTTAGGCTCTGCTGGAAATCATTAGATCTTCCCGCTCCTACTCGTGCTCAACTGGCAATGGCGCGTTACCTCCAACACGGAGGCAAACGCATACAGCTTCAATGCTTTAGAGGTTTGGGTAAAAGCTGGGTTACGGCTGCGTTTGTGCTGTGGAACTTGTTTGTTGATAAGGACAAAAAGATTATGGTTGTGTCGGCTAGCAAACAGCGGGCCGATGACTTTAGCATTTTTTGCCAACGTTGTATTCTTGAGTTTTCCTGGTTGAACCACTTGGCTCCAGTGGACGATGATCAACGATGGAGTCGCGTATCATTTGATGTGGCCGGTGCAAAACCAGCCCAAAGTCCCTCAGTAAAGAGTGTTGGTATTGGCGGTCAGTTGACTGGTAGTCGAGCTGATCTTATTGTGGCTGATGACATTGAAGTTCCGAACAACTCAGCTACAGATTTGATGAGGGAAAAGTTGCTTCAGTTGGTCACTGAATTTGAATCCGTGCTTACGCCTAAGAAGGACAGCCGTGTGATCTTCCTTGGCACGCCTCAAACCACATTTACAATCTATCGTACCTTACGAGAACGTGGCTATACCCCTATGGTGTGGCCTGCCAGGTATCCAAAAGAACTGACTGGATATGAAGATATTCTTGCTAAGGAACTTCAAGCCGACATCAAAAAACATGGCCTTGAAAACTTAGCTTGGACCCCCACGGATACCCGCTTCTCCGAGATCAACCTCTTGGAGAGGGAACAAAGCATGAGCCGAAGCAACTTTATGCTTCAGTTTATGCTGGATACCAGCCTGAGTGACGCCCTCAAGTTTCCCCTAAAGCTCAGTGACTTCTCCGTGCTGCCACTAGACCCACAAAAGGGACCATCGGATGTGATCTGGGGTTCTGACAAGGAGACCCTTCTCGATCTTCCCGCCGTTGCCCTTCCCGGTGATCGGTGGCATAGGCCAAAGGCTGTCTCAGAATACATCCCCTGGAACGACACCATCACGGCAGTGGACCCATCCGGTAGGGGCAAGGACGAAACAGTCTCCATCATCCTGTCACAGATCAACGGCTACCTCTTCATTCGAGACATCTTTGCTACACAGGATGGGTACTCCGACACAACCCTAAGGGAGATCCTTAGACGCAGCCGCCAATACGGCAGTAAGATGTGTCTCATCGAATCCAACTTTGGTGACGGGGCCATCATGGAACTCCTAAAAAAGCACGCCCAAGAAATGAAGGTTGGGATGGCGTTTGAGGAGTCACGCGCCACCACAAGAAAGGAAGACCGCATCATCGATACCCTAGAGCCGGTCCTTAATCAGCATCGACTGATCATTGACCAACGCCTCATCGATTGGGACTACCGCAGCAACCCCGAGCAGGCACCCGAAGAACGCCTTCCCAGGATGCTGATGTACCAGCTGACCCGCATGTGTCGGGAGAAGGGGGCCGTCCGCCACGACGACAGGATTGACGCACTTGCCCTTGGGGTCAAACACTTTCAGGATGTCCTTGCTATCTCCGCAAAGGAGGCCCATATCCAGAACAAACGACACGAATGGAACACCATGATCGACGCCTTTTTGGAGCAGCCGACCCTTGCTACCGACATGCTCGTTGCCGGAAAGAGCTTTTCGGACCTCTCCACGGATGATATTCTCTCGGATTCTGGTGTCTATTCCTGGACCTGAAGAGGCAGACCCATACTTAAAAAGACACATCAGTTCCCCACCGGTTTTACCGGTTTCCCAAAAAAGGTGCTTGCTTCTAGGGGGGAAAGAGGGGGGTACCTCTGAGGAAGCCGCGCAAGCGGCGCCCCGAAGACCAAGGAAGACCCCCGATAGGGGGACTGACGCGGAGCAGACCCCCACCCCAACCCCCTTTACTGTCCATTGTATTTATAGTTGAACACTATGACTAGACTCAGCAGAACAAGA